AGGAGCCGAGGTTTTGTATATGAAGTTTGTGCCGTTGTAGTAATTGTTCTGCCCGATGTTTATCTGGTTTCCGGTGCCCATCAAATAGGAAAGCCCGCCAATTTCAATAGCCGAACGCCCACTCCCCCACGCACTCGGCGTGACGCCCAGACCGAGGTTGCCGGAGGAGTCGAGGGTGGCTCTTACACTGCCGCCGTTGTAAAAACGAAGCAGGTTTGTGCTGTGTTCGTAACTAAGTGCCCCCGCTGCGCTATCCGCAACATCTGCAAAGTACAACTCAGAATAGCCACTGTTAGATGAGCGCAAGGTAGCCGCCACACTGCCGCTTGTGTTTGCCACTTCCAACTTTTGTCCCGGCGAACTCGTCCCGATGCCGACGTTAATCCCCGACGCTGTGTAGAGCGTGGAGGAGGTAATACGCATGGCTTCGGTGCCGGAAATAGAGAAAATGCTTGCCGATGTATCCAACGTCATCGGGAGATAAGCAGACCCTACACGGCTGTACGATGTAATGTTTGGGGTTGAACCGCCACGAAACTCAAGACCGACACCGTTGGCATTTACTTTTGTCGCGGTGCCACTTACTTGAACAATGTCAGCAAGAAAAGTTCCGGTTCCGGAAGCCGCTGTAAAGTAACTTCCATCAAACGTCAGCGCACTCCCCGACGTCGCCACCTTGCTGCCGTTCAAGTACAACACGCCGTTGGCGGTGCCGCCGGAAAGAGCAAGAGTCGTACTGATGGTCGCGGACGACGAGGTGAGCGTCGTGATATTGGCCGAAGCAATACTGAGATTGCTGATGACGAGGCTGGTCAGCGTCAGGTTCGTGATCGTGGCCGAGGTTGCAGTCAACTGGGTAATGGTGGCCGAGTTGCTGCCGAAGTCTGCGATGTAGTTGAGCGCGTTGACCGTATCCGTGCCGTTGGACGCCAGCACGACTTTCTTACCGGCAGGGACTGACACACCCGTCTGGCCCGAGACCTTTACCGTCACCGCACCGGAGGCGTTGTTGAAGATGAAGTAGAGTTTCTTGTTGGCAGGAACAATAAGGTTCGTGCTGGCCCCACCCGTACCCGTCAGTTCAATGTACATGTTACGGGCGACACCGGTCGCGCCGTTCGGGATGGTGATCGTGGTATCAGTACCGGTTGAAACGGCCTGAGTGACGTAACCTGAAATTGCCTGTTCGATTAGGGTTCCAAGGTTGGTGTTCGTGGTATTACCCCACGTACCGGCTTGGTCGCCCGTTCCGATCAGTTCAAGAGCCAGATTAGTGCTGTATGTACTACTCATCTTTAGTTACCTCACGCCGCAATCTGCGTCCAATTTGGGTTTTGCGTCGTACTAATATCTGTCCAAGTCGCGCTTTGCGCGTTGTTAATTCCTGTCCAATTCGCGTTCTGATTGGTATTAATCTGTCCCCAGATGTTGACTACCCCAACCGCGCCGGTTCCGGCTACCCCAGAGACTACAACATTTGAGCCTGACGATGTAGTGACTGTACCAACGGCTCCGTTAGCCGAAACACCCGTGACAAAAACCTTGATTTCAAGCCGTACATCGACCGTTCCAACTTCCCCTGTACCCGAGACTCCGGTGACCGAGAGGTTCTGATCGGTAACAACAAAAACTGTCCCAACCGCCCCGGTCGCAGCCACTCCGGTAACAGCAGCAACTGCTGCCGCCGCAACGAGAACGTTACCAACCGCCCCTGTACCGGCTACGCCCGTAACGACGACATTCGCCGCTGCCTGTACCGTAACGGTGCCGACCGCTCCCGTCCCCTCAACGCCGGTAACGGCAAGGACTTGATCCGTTTTAACGAATACGGTGCCAACGGCACCCGAAGCCTCAACCCCGGTAACGACCGCAACTGCCGAGGCCGCAACAACTACGGTGCCGATCTGTCCAGTGGCCTGAACGCCCGTGACGGGGATAACTTGGTCGGTAACGACAACAACTGTGCCAACGGCACCCGAAGCCTCAACGCCCGTAAGAAGGACATTGGCTACGCCAACAACCGTGACCGACCCAATCTGGCCTGTGGCTTCAACGCCTGTAACGGGGATATTTACGGAGCCCGTGACAACAACAGATCCTACCGCACCCGTTGCAGTAAGATTGCCAACACCTTCGCCCCAACCTTGTTCGCCCCAGCCTACGCCGGAAGCGTTCCAACCGTCGAAGGCGACTATGACGCCTGCCACGGCCCCTGCCTAATTAAATTAGGCGATACGGAGGATTGCGGTTGATGCTGCAGCAGCCGGGAACTGGATAGTGAAGTTGCCCGCCGTCGAGGTTTTATCCCCGCCGAACGCCAGCACCGCCACCGCCTTGTTACTTTGACTGCTGTTGTAGATCAACGCGCCATTTGCCGTAATTGTGGCCGAGTCCCACGTAATGTCGTCAAAATCCAAATACGCCGTCGTGCTGCTTGAAGTCGGTACTTGCGAGATCGTCAACGTCTTACCGCCAGCAGTGTAGTTCGTACCAGACGAAGAAACTTCGTCCGTAGTCGTATATGCCGTAGTAGACGCACTCAACGTAGCAGACGAGGTGTACAAAGCGATCTTGAAGACATCCGCAGCCGTCGAAGCCCGGATTACGCCGGTCCCAAAGTTGTGGATTCCGTCAAGAATCTCAACCTTAAACGACGTTGCCATTGCCTGAGTAATAGCCATCTCAATCTCCTAAATGCTCTATAGCATTCATAAAACCGTTTTCAATCAATATGCGCCGCAGGTTCATCCGCTCGGATTCCTGTGCTTCCTTGAAGTACTGCGCCAGAACACGTTTAAGTTCTGAACGGTTATTAATGCGAAGAAGGCGATCAACAGCACGATCTGCCATCTCGTCTGGCGTAAATCCACGACTGTCCGTGGTAAACACCTTTACCGTACCAAGTTCTAACCCACCTTCAAAACTCATGTGACCGGAATCCTCGCTTGTCCTGAACGGTACGCATCCTGACGATCCAGACCATCGCCCAGACGCTTCAATTGAGCAAGGGCTTCCTGATACTTCTGCTCGTAGTACTGCATCATATCGGCTTCGCCCTTGAGATAAGTGTACGCCTCGCGGAGCGATCCGTAGAGCAACACGGTCTCAAAGTTGTCCCCAAGCCACGATGTTGAATTAGTAACAATAGAAACCGGGTAATAGTAGTAATGCAGTTCGGCCGTGTACGCAACGTCTGGGGTCGGCCCAAGAATCATGCTGGAGTTATTCCAGATAGCGTAGTACTTAGGCTTCCCATACGAGTTGGGTGGTGGATACGCAGCGCGGATGTAGTTCACATCCTTGTTCAACAGGTACTCGTACTCACCCGTAGTCGGGTCAATCACCGCAAGCGAGAACGTCGAGAGCCAATCAGACGGCAGGGAGAAATACTGAAATTGCGCCGTCATCGTACCGGTGACGTTCTTACGAATCGCCGGGATCTGGACTGAGTTATAAATCCGCTCTTCAGCCAACTGCACAAACGTAGGGATATTCGCTACAAAAGACGTTTCCGTGCTTTCGCAGTAATCCTGAATCAACGTTGAGAGTTGACTGTAGTTCACGGAGACCAGCCAGACCGGTACTTGCTGTTGTTCTCAAGATTGATCTGAGACACGAACTTCGTGCCCTTGGTCGCAGCGCCAGCACCTTTCATCTTCATGTGGGTAACGCCCTTGTTGACATCCTTCTCAGGATAGCCATTACGACCCGTCGAATCCGTGTTCGGCCTAATCTTGCCGGGGTTCAGTTCTTTCATGATGCTTACCTCGGGCCAGAAGACTTACGCATCGGGCTGCGCTGGTTCATCACCTTCGCCATATTCCGACCGTACTTCTTCATGTCGCTGTTGGTCTTGCCACCAGCACGCATGTTCTTGACCCGACCCGGACCGTGAGCCTTGCTCGCCGGGAGAGCCGCGTGTTTTTCAAGTTTACTCATAGCCATCTCAATCTCCTAGGTCGTAACGACCGTTACCGTCCCGACTTCACCTGCCGGGGCTAAATCATTTGGGGTTAACCCGGCATCGTCTGCTCTAGCCCCTCCTACGGGAGCCCAGCCCCATTGTATCTGACGACTGCCATTTGCGCCGTCATTACCTACCGCAAAATAACTCGTATCCGGTCGCGGATTCCGCAACGCCTGCGGGTCGTCCACGGGGTACAAACCAAGCGATAATTGAGGCTGATCCGGCTCCCAACACTCCGAACATACCAAGATATTTACGTTCTTGGTCTTGATCACGAGCGACTTTAACTGCTTCAGTTTGTACTGAAACCCGCAGCGGTCGCACATGGCGATAGCGTTTTTGCCACTGGCAAACCTGTTTGGCATTAGTAGCCACCCAAGAAACTCTCACGTGGGACAAAGCGTACTGCGGCTTTCTCACGATCCTCGCCAGAAGCCAAATCCCAAGCCTCGTCATACTGGGCCTTCAAGACCTGAGTACGACCCTCTGCACCCGGAATCTTTAGCGACAGCATATAGGCCAGCCCAGCAACCATGCAGGGCAGGAAGCGGAACGGGATATCCTGACCATTAACGCCTGTACCGGGGTCAAACATACGACGCAGACGGGTGTAGTAAAGAATCCAAGTAGTGCTGTTATCGGGCTTCGGCCAGACCGTAAACTGAGGGTAAACAATTACGTTATCCGCACCCGTCGCGCCCGTGCGGCGATTAATCCAAATCTGGATCGGTCGGCCTGTCGCATTCTTGTTCGGTATTGATACGTAGGTGCTGGATGAAATACGCGAGATATTGATGTCCTGCTGATTGGTACCAGACCCAGTACGGATTACATGGTCAAGCAGGTCTACCGTATCCACCGGCAAATCATAAGTACCGACGTTGTAGGTCAAAGTGTGGGTGCCCTGCTCCAGCGTCCACAAGTTCACGCCACGATTAGCCCAGTCCATCAGAAGCAGGGCAAGACTACGCTTCGACGTACGGAAATCATAACCCGTACGCAATTCAGCCCCACAACGCTCAAAAGCCTCTTCAATAATAGTATTGAGGTCGAGGTTGAAGTCTGTCGTTGCTGTAGTTTTATCGACCATGAATATTATGCTCGTTTACTATTCAAAATTAAGGCCGAAATCAGAAGGTGAGCGATAAGATTTAAGTGCGTCATCACTATAATCTATATTATTTTCTTTTAAAAAGTTCATTACTGTATTGGGATCAGTAGCACCTTCCCCTACTCTGTTATACCCTTTATTGGCTGCAAGAGTGTACATAGCCGAATTTCTTTGGGCGTCGGTTATTGGGGTGTTTTTTAATTCTTCATATCTAGCGGTTGTGTTTTTATTCCTTTCTAAACGGTTTTCATAATTTTTCAATTCTTCTGGATTTATGTATTCACGGTCGCTAAATCTGTGCTCCATAGTACCGATCTGCCCATTAGCAAACCGGTCATAGTAGTACGGATTCTTTACGTTGCCAGCATTAGGGTCCGACGACGGCTGATTACCCCCTTGAATCGGCATACCGCGTAAATCGTACCTGCCATGAGGTCCATACGGCATCAGGCCGTTACCAAACTGCCCGCCGTATGGGGCTCCCTCATCAGGAATAAACAT